GCAAACGAACAGCAGGAAGACTTGGTTGGACTTGATACTACTATTGACTGGAAAAATACAGGTGATAACAGTTATGACGGAGAAAAGCTTCAGCTGTTAGTACACGACGAAAGTGGTAAATGGGAAAGACCCGATAACATATTAAATAACTGGCGAGTTACAAAAACGTGTTTAAGGTTAGGAAGTAGAATTATAGGTAAATGTATGATGGGCTCAACATCCAACGCCCTAGACAAAGGTGGAGATAACTTTAAAAAATTATACAATGCATCAGATGTCACTAAGCGAAACAGAAATGGACAGACAGCGTCTGGTTTATATTCTCTTTTTATCCCAATGGAGTGGAACTACGAAGGATTTATTGATGAGCACGGAAGCCCAGTCTTCAATACTCCGAGTAATGACATCTTTGACCCCCATGGAGAGTTAATAGATGTAGGTGTAATAGACCACTGGCAAAACGAAGCTGATGGTTTAAAAAACGATCAAGATGCTTTAAATGAATTTTATCGTCAGTTTCCAAGAACTGAAGAGCACGCGTTTAGAGATGAAACAAAAAATAGTATATTTAACTTAGTAAAAATATACGAACAAATAGATTACAATGAAGAAATGTCTAGAACATTAGGTATTACTAAAGGTAATTTTCAATGGGCTGGTGGTGTTAAAGATACAAGTGTTGTTTTTTACCCAGACCCAAAAGGTAGATTTAAAATAAGTTGGGTACCACCAACAAATATGCAAAACAGAATAGTAATAAAAAACGGTATTAAATATCCTGGTAACGAGCATATGGGCGCTTTTGGTTGTGATAGTTATGATATATCAGGAACTGTAGATGGTATAGGATCTAAAGGTGCTTTACATGGTCTTACAAAGTTTAGCATGGAGGACGCACCTGCTAACCAGTTTTTTTTAGAATATTTAGCAAGACCACAAACTGCAGAGATATTCTTTGAAGACGTTCTAATGGCTTTAGTATTTTATGGGATGCCAATACTTGCAGAAAATAATAAACCACGTTTATTGTATTATTTAAGAAGACGTGGTTACAGAGGTTTTAGCATGAATAGACCTGATAAAGTTTGGAATAAATTATCTACAGCTGAAAAAGAAATAGGTGGTATACCAAACTCAAGTGAAGATATAAAACAATCACACGCAGCGGCAATCGAAATGTATATACAAGATCATGTTGGTATAAAACAAGATGGTTCGTTTGGTAGTTGTTATTTTAACGAATTATTAAATGATTGGGCTAAGTTTGATATAAACAAAAGAACAAAACATGATGCTTCTATAAGCTCTGGTCTTGCAATAATGGCTAACAATAGGCATTTATATAGACCAAACGCTACAATAGAAAAACCAAAACTAAATATAAGTATTGCTAGATATTCAAATAAAGGCAATACATCTAAATTAATTAAACAATAAATATGGCAGAGTCTGTTATAAATAGTTATTTTCCAAGCCAAGTCGTAAGTGACTTGGAAAAAATGAGTTATGATTACGGTTTAAAAGTAGCAAAAGCTATAGAGACTGAGTGGTTTAACGGCGACAGAGGTATTAGTAAGTATAGAGCTCAAAAAAATAATTTTCATAAACTAAGGTTGTACGCTAGAGGTGAACAATCAGTACAAAAATATAAAGATGAATTATCTATAAACGGTGATTTGTCTTATTTAAATTTAGACTGGAAGCCAGTACCTATTATACCTAAATTTGTAGATATAGTAGTTAATGGTATAGCTGAAAGAACATATGATATAAAAGCTTATTCACAAGATCCTTATGGTGTTGAAAAACGTACTCAATATATGGAGTCGTTACTTGCTGACATGCGAACTCAAGAATTAAATGATTTTACAGAACAAGCTTTTGGAATATCAATAAGAGAAAACGATAGTCAAGAATTACCTGGGTCAGAAGAAGAGTTAGCGTTACACATGCAACTAACATATAAACAAGCTGTAGAAATAGCAGAAGAACAAGCTTTGTCAGTTTTATTTGAAGGTAATGATTACGAGCTTATAAAGAAAAGATTTTATTACGACTTAACTGTATTAGGTATTGGTGCTGCAAAAACATCTTTTAACACTTCAGAGGGTGTAGTTATTGATTACGTTGATCCTGCTGATTTAGTTTATTCTTACACAGACTCACCATATTTTGATGATATATATTATGTTGGTGAAGTAAAAACAATACCTATAAACGAATTAGCAAAACAATTTCCTTTCTTAGATGAAAGTGAATTAGAAGATATTGTTAAAAACAAATCAACACATCAACAAAATTACAATAGTGGTTTAACAGGTTCTAGAAAAATAGACAATAATCATGTTCAAGTTTTATATTTTAATTATAAAACATATATGAACGAAGTTTATAAAGTAAAAGAAACAGGTAGTGGTGCTAGTAAAGTTTTACCAAAAGACGATACATTTGATCCACCACAAAATATGGAAGGAGGTTTTGGTAGATTAGCTAGAAGTATAGAAACTTTGTATGAAGGCGCTTTAATATTAGGAAGCGATAAACTACTTAAATGGGAAATGGCTAAAAATATGATGAGGCCAAAAAGTGATTTTACTAAAGTTAAAATGAACTATGCTATTGTAGCGCCAAGAGTTTATCAAGGTAAAATAGAATCACTTGTAAGTCGTATCACTGGTTTTGCAGATATGATACAGCTTACACACTTAAAACTACAACAAGTATTATCACGCATGGTACCTGATGGTGTTTATTTAGATGCTGATGGTTTAGCTGAAATAGATTTAGGTAATGGTACAAACTATAATCCACAAGAAGCTTTAAACATGTTTTTCCAAACAGGTAGTGTTATAGGTAGATCATTTACAAGCGAGGGCGACATGAACCCAGGCAAAGTACCAATACAAGAAATAGCTAGTGGTAATGGTGGCGCTAAAATGCAGTCTTTAATAGGTAATTACAATTATTATTTACAAATGATAAGAGATGTAACCGGACTTAATGAAGCTAGAGACGCTGCAACACCTGATCCTAAAGCTTTAGTTGGTGTGCAAAAATTAGCAGCTGCAAATAGTAACACAGCAACAAGGCATATACTACAAGGTGGTTTGTATATAACAGCTGAAATAGCTCAATGTTTATCATTAAGAATATCTGACATTATAGAATACTCACCAACAAAAGATGCTTTTATACAACAAATAGGAGCTCATAATGTAGCCACGTTAGATGAAATGCAAAATTTACATTTATATGATTTTGGTATATTCTTAGAATTAACTCCAGATGAAGAAGAAAAAGCTCAGCTTGAAAATAATATACAAATGGCATTACAACAGCAAAGCATAGATCTTGAAGATGCAATTGATGTTAGAGATATTAAAAATGTAAAATTAGCAAATCAAGTTTTAAAATTACGTAGAGCTAAAAAATTAGAAAGAGATCAAGCAATGCAACAACAAAATATACAAGCTCAGTCTCAAGCAAATATACAGGCTCAACAAGCTTCAGCTCAAATGGAAGTTCAAAAAAATCAAGTTATGTTGCAAGGTCAAATGCAAATGGAGCAAATGAAAGCACAACTTGAAGCGCAACAACAAGCACAAGACGTTGCTTACAAAAAAGAGTTAATGCAGCTAGAGTTTCAAATGAACATGCAGCTTGAGGGTATGAAAGCTCAAACTGCTAAAAATAACGAAAGTGCAAAAGAAGATCGTAAAGACGAAAGAACAAAAATACAAGCTACACAACAAAGTGAGCTTATAGATCAAAGAAATACCGGAAAACCACCTAAAAACTTTGAGTCCGCAGGTAATGATAACTTAGGGGCTATTGATTTAGGTGTTTTTGAACCTAGGTAACAATTATTAATTATTATTATATTATATTATGGAAGAAAAATTAGAAGAAGTAGTTGAAGAAACTACACAACCAACTGAACAAAAAATTGAAGAAACAGTTGAAGAACCAAAGTTTGATAGCGAAGGCAACGATGAGGTTATCAAAATAGATTTAAGTAAACCACCAACACCAAAAGAAAATGAAACAGAACAAGAAGAAGTACAACCGGAAGAACAAACACAGGAACAAGAGGCTCCAGTATTAGAAGAAATTACTGAAGAGGAAGTTAAAGAACAAACAGAAGAATTAACTGAAGAAGTAATTGAAGCTGTTGAAGAAGCTGAAAAAACAGGCATGCCTTTACCTGAAAATTTACAAAAAGTTGTAGATTTTATGGAAGACACTGGTGGTACTCTAGAAGATTACGTTCGTCTTAATCAAGATTTTTCTAGTTATGACGATATGACAGTATTAAGAGAATACTATAAACAAACAAAGTCTCATTTGTCGAGTGATGAAATAGAATTTTTAATTGAAGATTCGTTTTCATATGATGAAGAAGCTGATGAAGAAAGAGATATTAGAAAGAAAAAAATAGCGTTAAAAGAGCAAGTTGCCAACGCTAAGCGCCACTTGGACGGGCAAAAGTCCAAATACTATGAAGAGATTAAAGCTGGAAGTAGGTTAACGCCTGAACAACAGAAAGCTTGGGATTTCTTTAATAGATATAACAAAGAGTCAGAAGAGAATAATAAGATAGCAAAAAAACAAGCTGAAAATTTTTTAAATAAAACTAGTCAAGTTTTTAACAACGAATTCAAAGGTTTTGAATATAATGTTGGTGATAAAAGATATAGGTTTAATGTTAAAAATGCTAATGAAGTAAAAGAAACTCAAAGCGACATTAATAATTTTGTCAAAAAGTTTTTGAACGAAAATAATGAAATGTCAGATGCTAAAGGTTATCATAAATCTTTATACACAGCAATGAACGCTGATGCTATTGCTAATCACTTTTACGAACAAGGTAAAGCTGATGCTATGAAAGAAAGTATAGCTAAATCTAAAAACGTTGATATGAATCCTCGACAACAACACGGAGAGGTTAATGTTGGTGGTGTTAAATATAAAGTGCTAGGCAATAATTCATCTGATTTAAAGTTTAAAATTAAAAATAAATAACTAATTTAAAATTACAAAATTATGAGTATTACTGCAGGAAATAATTTGAATAGTGTACCTGCTCCACAACAGCAAACACTATCTTCAAACTATATCGATTTTACTGCGTCTGCAACTGCTGGTTGGGCGCAACAATATTTACCAGATCTTATGGAGAAAGAAGCTGAGGTTTTTGGAAACAGAACTATCTCAGGTTTCTTATCACAAGTAGGAGCTGAAGAAGCGATGTCTTCTGATCAAGTTATTTGGTCTGAGCAAGGTCGTTTACATCTATCATATATCGCAACAATGTCACACGTAACACAAAAAGCAGATACTACTGCCGGTGGTACGATAACTATTGTTTCTGATATTGATGGAAATACAAGTACAAACAAATTCTCTGATAACGATCACGGTATTAGAGTAAATGATCTTCTATTATTAGCAGATGCTAACACTACTACTCAAGCGGTTGTTACAGCTGTTAATCAAACTACTGGACGAATCTCAGTTGGTTTCTCTGGTGCCAATACTGCTTCTGCAGCTGGTATCACTGCAACTACTGCTTCTGCTCTTAGAGTATTAGTTTATGGTTCTGAATTTAAGAAAGGAGACAACTACAATGGTAACTCTGCAAGAACTGCTAACGAGCCACAATTCCAAACTTTTACTAACAAGCCAATCATTTTAAAAGATTACTACGAAATATCAGGTTCTGATGCTTCTCAAGTAGGTTGGGTTGAAGTTTCTGGTGAAGAAGGACAAAATGGTTACATGTGGTACTTAAAAGCTGAAGGTGATACTAGAGCAAGATTTGCTGACTACTTAGAGATGGCAATGATTGAGTCTGTAAAAGGAACTCCTGGTTCAACTTTACTTGATAGTGAATTATTTGGTGCTGCTGGTAACTCTTTTGGTACTGAAGGTTTATTTGCTGCTATCGAAGACAGAGGTAA